CCCACAGCATCATTAACTTGCTTACTTCTAAAAGCTGAGTTGACCATGACGGGTTTTCCGCCAAGTGCAGTTTTGACTTCTTCGAGGAAGGATGCAAGCCGTCTGAGGTTTTCCAATTCGTCTTCATTTGGAATATTATCAAACTCTCTGTGGTCTGTATGCGTAAGTTCTTCAAGTGTAAAGTGTTCAGTCAGATTCATTTCTTCATCCTGTCAGCAATTTTTTCCATAGTACGTCCGCCAAAATAAAAACTCATGACCAGCATACCCCACTGGCCTAAGAGCTCTACATATGCACCACGAGTTTCTAAATCAAAGATAGAAGCAATGGCAAAGCCAGAATAGGCCACCAAAAGAAATACAAGGGTCATAGGGCGTATATTTTTGGATAGCCAAGAGTCACTAGCCATGTCAGCTTCAACCCGTCTGGTGACGTTCTCTTGCTCTACCTCAAACAGCTTGGTTTCGTTAGCTAACTTTGCTAACTCACCATCTTGAACCATCTTGGCTAGTTCAAATTGAGCCTTGGCTTTGGCCTCTGGATCAGGAATCAGTTTGTCGATCAGTTTCCCGCCCACCTGCAGCAACGCATCTAGTCCCATCATCTTTATTCTCCTTTGGTTTATCTGTCGTGTCGTCTTGGTTCAGTTTGATACCACTCAGGAACCCAATCATCCCGCCAATTAGGGTACTGAATGCTGGTGAAATCATTTTGAAAATTTCCGCATTGTCCACTTCCTTGGCCCATAGCCCCAACATAAAGGCGACCACCATGGCTAACACGGAGAAGCACAGGGTGAGAGTCACGCAAATGGTGACTGTATAGACCAGCTTGTCTTTTGTGTTCTGCATTACTCACACCATGATTGTTTGGCATCGCCAAAATACTCTCTGGCAAAACCATTGTTTATCAAAGACGCTCTGAGGCTTTGTTTGTCTAACAAGATGTCACCCAAAACACGGCCACCATACTTGTCCCAACTAAAATAAGCTACTTCAATTTTCTTTGCCTTGGCAATTTGTGCTTTGGTAAATTCGGTAGCCTTAGCACCTAATTCTGCTTCTTTTGCGCACTGAGCCCGAAAGGATTTTTCTGGTGTGTCTACCCCATAAACTCTTACTGCAATTTCTTTTTTCATAGGGTCTGGAACCCAGTGGGCCACTATTGATACAGTATCGCCGTCAATGACACGGGCTACTACAGCTTTAATAGGTGGTGCTGGTTCAGCAGCCATGGCTATAACTGGAAACAATAAAAGCAATCTAAACATAAATGTCCAGCTTTCTGTTTTGAAATATTTCAATTCTTAATCTAGTCTGCTCGGCATTCTTTGCGTAAATTTCAAAAGCTAAATCTTCGATGGCAATTTGGACCTTCTTTTGCTCCAGTGCTGCGCGTTGCATTTCTTGCTGTTTTAACATCTTGCGCTCAACCAAATCATATTCCTGTGGGTAGCCAGAGGGCTTGATCATTGGGAAAAGTCTGATCGTGTCAATGGTCATTGCTTTTCCCTTTCTGCTGCTCTGGCGTAGTAATAAAGAACTTTACCCCGTAACTCTGCGCTATCCGCAACACCTGCCCACATTGCTAAATTGTTCCAGATACCTGCAAGTTGTTTAGTATTACAAGCGTCACCATTTGTAGTTAACCACCGAGACAACTGCATGTGCCGCATCGTTGGTTCGCTTATCCAACTCACCGCATAAAAATCCGTAACAACGCATCTCTCGTTTGCAGTAGCCCCTGCCAGTAACAGCAACCATGGTAGGAGCAACCAACGCATGTCATTTGTGTCTCTATAAACCTAAAAATTTCTGAACAAAAGTGGCCGCAACGCCTGGCCCAAATAGCACAGCAATCATGACTGCATAAAGCATGTATTCAACATGTTTCATACGGTCTTTGTTACGATCTAATTTGTCTTCAATAGATCGGTAGCGTTCAGCGCAGACAGCTTCATGCACGGCAAGTTTTGTTTCTACGGTTTCCATTCACTTCAAATTCCTAAGTTTGTACAGCGTGCTTAAGTATTCGGCAACGGCTTCATCAATAATATTTTGCAACGCAGTATCTGTTTTTTCAACTGCGGTGTAACGCATCTTTTCTACAGAATCTAAATGGCGGGCCAGCACATCAGCTGGTTCACCAGTGTCTGTTTCTTCTAACATGGGGATGTCTTCAATGATGCCATGACGGCCTTGATAAGCCTCGGTCAATGAGTCAGCAATACCTACAATGCTAGGGTAGAACTCTCCAAGCGCTACGTGCTGAGCGTAACTTGTTGTGCGCAGGTGTGCTCTGTGCGCGTATTCACGGCTTAGAAACAGCAGTGCAATCAATCGTCCAATCATGTCAACTCCGTAGTAGGAATCATAGACGCAAGATTAGATACAAGCCTGCTGTCTGTTGGGTTGAATTCTAAAGCTTTTTTGCAAAATTCAACAGCAGAATCTTTAAGGCCGAGGTTCCATGCAGCGATGCTGGCAAGGTCATACGGTTTCTCAGTCCACACCGATGGGTCCATCGTATACACCAATTCTTTGTTCTTGATCTCAAGCGCAGACAATGCAGCGGCATAAGACTCAGCCCACATAGACTGGCGGTACGTAGCCAAAGACAATTCAACCCAAGGCTCACGGGTTCCGGGGGCTTCAGCAACAGCAAGGCGAGCCCACTTTAAGGCTTCGTTATGGTGGCCAAGTTCAGCATAGGATTTAGCCAGTAAGCGCATGGCGTAGCATCGCTCGTTCTGCCAGTTGGCTTCGGGCATGGCTAAGTATTTGTTTAGTGCATTGATAGCATCTTGCCAGCGGGAATAGAACGTCAACTCACGGGCATGGTAGAACGCATTGCGTGGGCAGCGTGGGTCTTCTGCGACAGCTAGTTCCAAGAGCGGCATGTACTGGCCACGAGACTTTGTTGGGTCTGGGTGGTGGCTGACTAGCAGCATATCTGTGTGAGCGTAAACTTCCTTTGTACGGTTGTCAGCGCGGGGGTACTCGTGTACAGGGTGGTGCCAGTGATATCCGGTGCGATGGTGAATCTTTTCGTAGAAGAAACTGATGCCGCAGCCCCAATCAAATTTGTAGCGTAGTCGCGTAGTGTTTTCTTGCCACACGCGCTCAATCTCTTCACGCCATCCGGGTTCCATGACTTCGTCCAAGTCAAGAGATATACACACGTCAAAATCGCCAGGGATTAAGTTAAGCGCAGTGTCACGGGCTTTGTCAAAACGCCAAGGTTTAACGGAGATGTCGTACACCGTAGCGCCCAAAGAACGGGCCAGACTAGCGGTGTTATCTGTAGAACCAGTATCAGCAATAAGAATAAGGTCGGCATCTTTGGCAGATTCACAGAAACGTTTGACAAATTGTTCTTCGTTTTTACTGATGGCGTATATGGCAATTTTCATGTATATCCTTTATAAGAGTGGGTCGGTTGGCCACACCACCGTCTTTATATCAGAATACGTCTTGGTTATGTCGCGAAGCGCTTGGCGGTATGCAAGGACCTCAGCAAACTTCTCTGCTGACATTGTGTTTGGTAAGTTCTGTAAGTCTTCTTCTTGTTTGCGCTGCAGAACCCAATCTGTGTCTGTCAGCTTGGCATTACGTACTTCTTCAAGAGTTGCGGGGGGATAGGGGGGATGCTCTGCCAAGTCCTGAATAGCTGCAGCTTTGATCTCAGCCAAATGCTCTTTAATCCAAACCATGGCATGCAAGTCAGGCCCAGCTTCGTTACGCCCACCAACAAACTCTACAACATAAATGCCGCGACCGGGTTCATACGATACAAGCTGCATGGTCTCGGAGTAGGGAAAACCCGCACCATACTTAAAAGCGTCTGTTGATGAAAACGCATGAACTACGTCGTCGATCCGGCACGATGCGCTGTTGTTGTAAAAGTCTATAAATACATATTGGTTCATGGTAAACCCTTATATAACCAGTTGAATAAAAGCAAGTTTGATGTTTGCTGGAAAAGCGTCAGTTGTCAAAGACGAGCCTGATAAAGCATGCGTATGCGGAAATGATTCAAGCGCGTGTGGGCGAAATAAAAATGAATAAATAGACACTGATAGCGCGTAGTGCGCATGAGTATAGTTATCTGTTGCAAGCGTTGGGCCAGACATGTTGTACGAAGTTGCTGTGCCGTAAACTGTATCGTGCGCCGTGGCTGATGACGAGGCGTACCCAACAAAGTATCCTTGCATGTCAATTGTGCCGTTGGTTCCGTCACAGACTTTCCAATACGGCGGCAGTAAAGATAAGTTTCCGCAGTACATAACCACGGTAGCGCTTTTTGGCAGTTGCTGCGACGCAGCAATCCACAGTTTTAAAAGTTTTCCTCTAAGGCGGCTAATTGACGTAGACGAAGTCAAGGCGTGGCTGTGCGTAGAAGCACTGGCACCGGTATATCTTGGATTAGAAGAACCCGAAGTAGCTCCAGTTCTGTAAGTAGTGCCAACCCCCGTGTGCGAATGCGAATTAGAACTGTAAAGGGACACAGAAAAAGTAGCATCATGCGTTGTTGCAGCAGCATCGGCAACAGAATTCCCCCCGCAAATGTACCGAGGGAGCGAAGCAGCTATCTTTTGCGTTCCACCAACTAAGTTTGTACCGTTGATGTGGATAGTATTAGCTGGAAAAAACCGTTGTTCTGTAGTTGTGCGCAGTACAGTAATAGCCGTATTGATTGGTTTTAATTCAGTAGTAAGTGTTTGAGACGCAGGCGTAACGGTGTGCGTATGCTCACCGGCTGTAAAAAAGTTAGTGTCTAACGAACCAGCGCCTCCTGTAGAGCTGACTGTAGACCCAAGGTGCGCTCCCGCTGTACTTAAACTACCGGCAGTTGAAACAGTACTTCCGCTAGCGGCTGTCGATGTTGCAATTTCACCTTGAGTTGCCGTGCCGGAAATAAATTTACCAACTGCGTCTGTGTAGATATCCCAGCCGTCTACGGGGGCAGAGTACGTGCCATTGTAGAAGATAACAGTATCAGCAGGAATGATGTAAACGTAAGGTGAAGTAAACCCGCCGAGTGTACTTTTGACGGATAACATATTTATGCGTATTTGATCTGAGACACAAGCGCGGTGTACGTGGCCGATGCTGTCTTAATTAACGTCAGGGTGTAGATATCCAAAGC